AAAGCATCGCCGGCGACACCATGCAATTGTGTACTCTCACTATCTATTTCTCCTCTTTCCGTAAGTCCAGTCCAAGCCCAATTAGAAGCATCTGCCCCACCGGTATAACCATCTGAAACCGAGGCAATCATTACACCTCCAGCGTTACACGTAACATCATCGGTTGGAGGATTAGCTATAGAACTTCCTACTTCATTTTTAGTTGTAGATGCTCCATACATAGCAAAGACACCAATAGAACACCTGGATGAAGAACCACTCCATTGAATAGATATTGTACCAGAAGCCCCCGTCGGGACTGTTGCTGTCCATATTTCATTTGGATAATTACTACTAGTCCCAACTCGTTGCATCATGGTGGCGCTAATGCCTCCGATCGTCATTGAACTAACTGCTCTGCCTCCATTTGATGGTCCTTGAGTACATACAACAATTTGCCTATCAGCAGCAGCAGTGGAGAAAGATTGCCCAGAAAAAGTGTAGGTAGTAAGATTTGTCGTATCGTCCGTCATAGCAATAAATGTAAGGGTGGCGTTTACAGTTGCTCCAGCCGCCGCCATCATCATTCTTCGAGGCGAAGGCAGTCCTCCTCCGATGCGTAAGTTGCCGTATTTATCCAGCGCCTCGGCAGGGGCATGAATGATTGCTGGTGATTTAGGTATCCAAACCATTATGAACTATCCAACGAAGCTGCCATACCGTGCCAGATTGTGCCTGCATCCGTCGTTAAGAAAACCAGAATATCAACCCCAGAAGCGGTCAGCGACGGCGCTGATCCACCTGCCCAATCAACACTCGCAGGCCAGTTTATCGTTTGCGACCCGCCGTCGGTAAGGATGAGAGTAAAAGAACACCCTTCATCGCTAGCTGTAGGATTGGAAAAGGTGAAAGTCTGGGTGCCGGTCGAGACAGTGGCGGTTACGACATTGCCCACAGTCAGGTCTATGTCGTCCGTACCGCCCGCTAGATCACCGAGGGCATTCGTTATCTCGCCGTAATCCTTGAGGTTTATTTCACTAACGATGTTGTCCTGGCCGTCGAGCGCACCGCCTAATTGTGGGGTAACATCCTCCACAATATTATTAAGCCCACCTAATCCCCAAGGGGGATTATTAACAAACTTAAGTAGATGGCCAAGTACGGTAGGAGTAAGTCTTCTAGTCATTAGCTTGAGAACCTATTTACATAGCCATACAGGAGTATTTGATTAGCTGTCGTCGCAAATGCCCTAACAGCCCCACTTGGGCCGCCGTTATAGGGAAGACCAGGAATAACAAGCTGTAAGCCTGCTAACTCTCCAGCAGGTAAAAGACATGATATAATACTGCCTGTTGCTCCTGTTACAGATACTGTTAGCTTCAGCATAACTGCGGTTGTCACTGTATTATGGGCATAAACATACACTTCATCCAAGCTATTATTGGAGCCAGTTATAGGGGTATGAACAACACCCGCTGCAGAAGGGGAAGTAGCGGCTACAGCTATCTCCTGCCCTTTACTAGCCCCACTAAGCATGATTTTCGACCAAGTTCCCATTATGAAAACGCCTCCATTGCTACTTTACTGTCTCCACTAGCAACGACAGCAGAGGATTGATACCAGTATAGTGTGCCCTTCATCTCAGCAATTATAAACCTCAACCTCTCTAGCTCGCCAGAAAGATTAGTTGATAGACTCTCCACCCCAAATTCACCGGGGTTAGTCTGAGTCCGGGCTGTAGCAACATCAGGACTGTAATCATCCATCTGTTCAGGGTCTTGGTTGTCGATATGGTTCTGGTGATCTGCATTATAAATAGCAGCAGTTAACGTTATACCAGAAGCTCTTGTTGTATGTGAGTATCCACCTGCCATTTATCTATCCCTTTTAAACCCTATAGGTTTACGATGAGCCATCGACCTCCAAGGCACCTTTATCCTAGTATGATCTTCCTCTTTAGCAAATTGAGCCAAGTCGGCTGCATATAAATCTTCAAGATCTTTATCCTTCAATTTACTTGCACATCCTTTACAGATCATCGTAGTATGAGCGCTTCCATCATCAAACTCAATAGTAATTTCGGCATAGATGTTTAATTCTCGCAAGATGACAGGGCGAATCAACGTCCTTTGCCCACTATGTTCGTCAAAGAATTCTGCATCAGGGATGGCACAGAGCTTCTTTACTAAGCAGCCACACATCTTACATTTAATCTCATAAGCCTCGAAGCCTTTCCCCATAGGCATGTAGTCAAAGCACTTACACTTACAGCCCTTCTTGGCATTCTTTATCCGTTTATTAATATGCCCTCTATAATCCACGATCTGTACCTCTGGTAAAGCCGACATAGAATCTAGACACGGAAAAGTTCTCGTTAGCAGCACTATTCCTACCTATTAGAGATAGCCTCTTACCTGACCCCTCCATCCGCTTCCTTTTATTCGTAAGCCCAGTTCCGGCTAACTTGCTCGTGTCTAGCACAAATGAACCTAAAGCGGCTCCTGACTCCCCCATATTGAAGGTTATCGTCTGGATCGTTATGGTATCCCAGACAACATCAACTGTTAAGTCGTGATTACCTTTTGGCTCTATGACTAACTCAAGAAACTTCCCGTTCTTATTTTTAACTCCTAGTGCAGGGTCAAGATGGGAGAAGTCAAGGTGAGCGGTTTGAAACTTACCGCTATAACCTCCACCATCCTTATTCCTTGTGTCTTGATCCAGTTTCCAAATAGTCCCACTGCTGTCTCCTATATATGGCCGAGATATTCTATTAGCATCCTGATTGAGCCACATACTTCTATTTATATCCTTAGTAGATAGCCTGAAACGTGGGAAGTCTGGGCGATTAAAGTCAATAACTAGGCGTCGATCAAAGTTACTTCCTGACGAGGACATAGTTATATGTGCTTCAGCCTTAGCTGTGTAGTATATCGCTTGGCAATTAGGGAGCTGTGCTATGTTTGTTTCGTCAAGAAGAAGCTCCGTCAAGTTAGCTATGCTTGATAATGATCGAGTTCCTATATTACCAAATGCAGTTATGGCGCTAATAAGATGAAGGGTTGCACCTGCATCTATGAATATAACATCGTTATCTATTGCAGTGTGACCATTCGGGGATATGCCACCTATATCAGTACTATGCTTATCGACAGACCATTCGGAAAGTGTCACGCTGGAGGTATCAACAAGGTAGATACCCTTAGGAAACTTGAATAAGATAAGAAGTCCTTTGAAGGAAATACCTCCCGTTATCCTTTCCCCCTCCCCAGGATATATAGAGAGTGAGCCGGACCCTGCACCTGTGAAATCTTCATGATCTGACGCAGGGGTGTAATAAACTCTATGAGGATCATTAGCATTGCCGCCTGCAAACATTCTATTTTCATGAATAACACCGAATGTAGGCTGATTAGCCCCTGACCAGTCTGCTGCAGGTGTAGCTATATCCCCTGTTGTTGCCCCGTCGGCAGCTAGAACTTGAACAACATTAACGCCGGTGAATACAAATAACTTCTTATCGCTCCCTGCAGCTTCAATGCCCCCCTCGACGAAAACCGGGTTAACGTCTGATATTGTCAGGCCACTCTTTAGCGTAACAGAAAAGTCTGTCGCGCCTGTATCCTTTCTTAAGGTTCCATCACCTAAGAGAACAATAAGCCTTTGAGTGACCGTCCCTGTCGGATGCCAGTCATGGCCACCAAGAACAATAGGAGTGCCAGCTATTGCGGAGCTATTAAACTTAGCTGACCCGCCCTCCTTCTGTAAAGTCCCTGCTTGATATGTAAGGTTCTCAGCAACAAGAAGATGCCCAGGGCCAATCTCAGATATATTCTTCTGCCCTGTTAGCCCGTCGACGCCAAGCGGCAGTTCCGCAACTTCACCTGCAAATGCCATTAGAACGATCCTATAATAAGGCCACTCTCTGTGCGAAGGGGGCCACTAAGCATATCACGCTGTCTTGCTCGTATTTTGCCGAAGTTCTCATTTCCTGCTGCCAGGAACATACGCTTTCTATTCTCTCTGGACATTGCCTTCAGCCCGCTGGAAGCTATCCGTAAATAAGCAGACGCTTTCTCATCATCCTTGTCTGCTAATACAAAGGAGCAGGCCCAATCAGCAAGTATTCTACGATACTGCCTCGGGACCAAGGGTTCAGTGGCATCATCAGCCAAATCAGATGGCTCCGCTAAATACTCATAATCAACCTTAATAAGATCTGTACTCTTCAGACCTCCATAATGAGAAAAGCGAGCTTTCTTCTCTCCGATCATAGCCGCATTTTTAGGAACACCGTGGCTTATATTCCGAAGCGGAAATTTTGTCCTCAAAGTATCCAAGGGAATAATAGGGATCTGATCTTGATTATCTTGATGTGCAAGGAAAGGACTTGTAAGATATAACAAGTCATTTGCAAGATCATAATCTAGGTGCATAGCCTTAAATGCCGCGGTTGCATCAGTGTTCCCTGTATACACCGTGTTCAGTGTTGCGCCAGCCTCTGTAGCAGTATGCGCGGAAATAATGAACACATCTGCATGGCCGTCCACTTTGAAGTGAAACCCAGCTTGACTCGCAGCGGGAGCACTGCTGAAGGTAATAGTAGTCGAATTGTTGGTTACAGAGATCGTGCCAGTATCCGTCACTGGATCTAAAGTTAGCACTCCTTGATCGTCTTTCCTCAACCACCACCACACCTCCATAGTTTCAGGGTCAAGCTCGCTTCCCCCTGACCAAATACCCTGGTAGGCCCTATTAAGGTACTGTAACGCGGCACTATCAAAATCAGACGTACCATCTGTGGGTTCATTAGCCCTAAATAGTATATCCGCTTTGAGGTCTGCACCGGTTGTATAGTTAGCCATTTAGATAGCCCTTGTTGGTAATGGGTTATGTAGTTGGCCGGGCCAGTCCATGTTGCTTACGTGAGAGCTAATGTATAGGACAGACTGCATATCCTTTGTTACAGCAGCACTGGCTGAGAACTTAACGCAACGGGGATGCCCAGCAACCTCAAATATCTGTCCCCCCGTTGCGTTAGAAATAATTAAAGAGCCTCCAGTAACACTTATAAGGTCGATATAGGGGCCGCTTGGCATATTAGCCCCCTTAATCCCTAGCCTGGAAGACCCCCCTGTAGGGCCATAAAAGGCAATGGACATATTATCGTAATGTCCAAGAGTTAGAACATTACTTAGATCGCCGTTAGTAGCACTACTAGCAAATACATCAAAGACGCCAAAATAAGAGCCTGGGAGGCCGGGGGTTAGTTTAACATCTGTAACAGCCATTTTCTACTCCCGTCGTTTAAATCCATCAATTGCTTCTGTTATCGTCTGCCTAGAGCAATAGCGGCCGAATTTATCTTTTACTATATTCAGCTCGGGAAGGTTAGTCCTTGTCCAGTGAGCGTCGTTGTTATGGTCGAGGCTCATGAGAACCTCTGATAAGGTAGGCGTCCTCTGATCCCCGCCCGCAATTGGGGCTTCTATCACTGATCCTTCTCCCTCTCTAGTAGGGCCTAAATCATCTGAGGATAAACCAAGGGCCTCGACGCCAGCTTTTGTACTCTCTCTGAGGACATCCCAAACATGCCTGGGAACATCAACCCTCTTAATTGACTGCCCCCCGTCGGAGTAGAACCTACCACCCTGGGCAATGACAGCAACTTCCCCTTCTCGCACAAACCTCTTATAAGGAGACTTAGACTGTAAGACCATTCTATTAGTCTCTTCATCCCGTACAAAGTTATGTACCTTATCAAGTGTAAATCCCATTATTTTCTTTCCTTCTTCAAACTAGCTTTTTGTCCCGCTTTAATCTTGGCTTCTCTTGCCTCGACTTCCGCCATCTCCTGCTTTCTATGCCAACCGTAAAGAGGTCGTTGGATACGCCCTGTTTGTGGATTTAACTTACACTTGTCGGCATATAAAAGTGTACTCTCCTGCGGAATTCTATGGATGAGCCCAAAGTGCCGCATCATACCACATAGATACGCGACTGCTTGCCCTCCAAATTCTGCTGTATTACCGTTGGGATATATAAAGTCGGCCCCGTAAATAGTAATCTCTTTAACGCGGATATGAATAGCGTAAGCGACCATATAAGAGACCGTGTTAACTGCAAATACGTCGTCGGTAATTGTCTCAACAACATCTGCAAGTGGATACTCAATAGCCTCAGGATATTCTGGATAAACGGTGCTTGTAATAATCGGACGATCGTGTTTTTTAAGCCACTTAGCATATCCAGGCGACCGCTTTTCGATCCATCTAAAGTCGTCCATGACGAATAGCTTGTCATGTTGAAATCCTCTGATCCCTCTATTAAGCGTCCATACTTCATCAAAAGGCTCGTCGAACTGAGAGTTAGTCATAACCTCTTTTATAAAGGTTATCATACTTCTACCCAGAGCGACGATAGCAACCCTATCTGGCCGGGTCATTAGAGCCTCTACGTTAGCTCCGCCATCGGCGTCGGGTCTTTTTCTACCTTTATTCATCTTATTCTCCGTTATTAAATAGGGCTGTTACCAGCCGACTGCCTCTATATACATAACTGCACTTCCAGTAGATGAATGAGCAGACGGCTTCCAAGTAGTGGGAAGCTCACCTTGCATCACTGGTGCAGCATCTGAAGTTGAGGTTGCGCCTGTCTCCCAATAACCATGTATCGCGTGTTCAGTTGCGACATAGTTCCAGCGGATAGTACCCGCTGCGCCAGTTGCGCCTGAAGGGGGATAAAGCTGTTGAGTGATGATAACATAGTCAACGTTTCTGACCATGCCTAGAGTAGTAGGGAGAGGCCAACCACCAGATGATGGATAAAATGCACCTCCATTATTAACAACCAATCTGCATCGGTTCCTTTTCTTCTTGCCTTGGATCACTCGATCTTCAACTGTAACCGTCCAGCAAGTTGCAGTAAGTGCTGCCATGATAATTCTCCTTTACCTTCCTATTCGCCCTCCCCCTTTCGGGATACAAGGGGCTGCTAAACGCTAAGAAGGTCGGCTAATGGTTAGGTTGTCTGCTTCATCGTAGTGACATTAGCAGGCTCTTCCCAACGCGGCTCGACGTAGAGCATTAGACGGGCACGGACGCCAGCAGTCGCAGCTGATGCCGTATTCGCCTTAACCGTCATACCCGGCTTGATCTCAATGTAATAAGTCGGAGTATAATAGATCGCCTTATTACTGTGATCAGTCACGGCTGACGGCAACTCAATCGAGAACAAATTACTAGGAGTTCCCGGTGTTGAGATGTCTGCATCGAACTTAATCTCAACTGCGTCGTTACCAAAGGCAGCGACGTTAGAAGCAGAAAGGATAACTGCGGCCCCTCTGATAATGTGAGGAACGTATCCTGGCCCCCATGCAGCGTTATAAGTAGTAGGAAGCAGATCAACGCCAAAAGCCTGAGCCATAGTAGGCCCACCTTGGCCTCCTAAAGAAGCACTCCCGGCCTGACTTCTTACCATTTCGACTTCGTATCGACTATGAACATAAGACATACTGATAGTCTCCTAATCAGTGGTCCTCAACCTAATCCAGAGGGTATCTCCGTTAGATGTCTTGGACCTTATGTTAAGAGTTCTTAGGCAGAATTAACATGGACAATACGCGCCTCACCGGCGTTCGCAGTATCCCAGATAATCCCAAAGTTCAGGATACCGTACCAAGCCGCTGCATTGGAACGGCCAAAGTCATGTCCTACATTAACCTGAGCACGAATTTCTGGAGTGAGGACTTCGGCCATCGCAACTGCATCGCTGCCAAACACTACACCCTCACCTAACACCGAGCCGGTGCCAACTTTGGATAGTGCATTTGCATGATTGGTCTCGATATGTCGAACATCTTCAATCTTACCGATCTCGTTGTTGAACTTCGCTTGCGGATCGGTGTATTTATGCCACTCCTCCCAAGCTGGATCCCTCTTAATACCACGAAGGCCCAGGGTGCGGAAGATAGCAATGTAATCATCACCCTCCCAAGCGGGGGCATGAAGGGTATCGAAGAGATAGTCACGTATCTCCTCAACGTGAAACACGTTCCAGTTGGCTGTAGCAGTTGTACTCTGCGTCCCGTCGGTATCGAACGTGCCAGCAGCAAGACCAGTCGGGGCGTACTTTACCTTACCGGTCTTAAATGCGGTAGCTGCTTTGGTATCAAGAGAAAGACCCATCTGATCCCTCAGACGCCTTTGAATGCCATTGTCAAGATCGAAGAAAGTAAGATCTTCGGCAAACGAAGTAAAGGGAACAGAACGCCCAATCTCAGTTACTGTAATGCTGGTAGTTGAGATCGAGTAGGTATCTTCTGGAATTCTATTCCCCTCAGTCAAGTCTGGAGAGCTAGGCTCCGCAATAGTTGCGATGCGCGTCAATGTTACAGTGTCACCCTTCTTCCTACCATACCCATCGACTCCTTGAACGAAATCCATGAACACAGCATTTTCAAGGGCAGCCATGTATAAGCGCTTGCTCATAGCATGACTCTTAAAGACACCTGTAGGCGCATCGAGAGTCCACTGAAATTGTGCCATTTATGGCCTCCTATGATGCTTGTTTAGTGGTTGATCTTTCCCGCCGCACTCTGTTACGTTCTCTGATTGCAGCGTTCAAGGTCTGTGGGATAGCTGCCGTCGCCTGATCTTCTTCTGATGCAGGAGTCATGGCAGGTTGGGTATCACCCTCAAGTGATGTAGTAGTAGCACCTACTTTGCTGGTAATCCCCTTCTGCTTATTCGTCAGCCTTATGATCTCAGCTTGAGTAAGCTCGGCCAACTTCTTCCTTGCTGACTTACCTTTAAGACCCTTGATAGCATCAAAGTTTGTGTTTAGAACCATATTTACAAGGTGGGCCTCCTCCTTGAGTTCCGGTGCATCGCGGTAGAAATCGTCCCAGAAGATTGAACGTGCTTGATCCTGTTGATAGGCGCCAGTTATTCTTTTAACAATCCGTTCCTCTAAGTTATCCCCAACTTCTTTTAGAACAGCATTAGGGTCTGCAAAAATAGCAGTTGAATAGTCAGCCTCTCTTGTTTCCCCCTCATTAGGGTCAGGCTCAGGTTCAGGAGCTACTGCCCCTCCCCTATTTTCCTCTTGCTCCGCTGCATGAGCGTCGGCAACATCTTGAGTTACCTTAAAAATCTCACCCCCGATAATAACGTCTACAAGATCATCCTCTTCTCTTGTAACAGTCTTCTTTGTTACCGTTCCGCCAGCACTTCTTAAAAGGGTCCGTCCATCTGTGTCCAACCCCTGTTGAGCAAACAACTCGGTGTCGTTCTTTGGAATCTCCTCCCCCGACTCACGAGTTCCTTCCTCTACTTCTTCTATAACCGTCTTGGTTGTTTTCTTAGCCATTGTTATCCTCCTAGCTCAATCTCAGCAGCTGCGCGGCCCATCCGAATCTTACCTTCCAGATGCCTTCTAAACTCACGCAACTCAGCTATGCCGCCAATACTACCCCTTAATAAAGTATCCGTCAATGTATCGGCCTTATAATGGTTTATCAGGCGATCTAAGATATCTTCCTCCTGACTTATTAACCATTCCTCAGTTATTGAACGTATAATTCTAGCTTGTTGTCCTTCCCCTACTTTGTCGAGGTTCTGATCTTGTGTAGCCATATTATTCCTCTGTGTTCTTCTCACAAACTTTAAGGCTCGTTAGCTGCCCGAGCACTATCTATAATATTTCGTAGCCTCCGCATCATAAACCCAATATCTTCTGGCCCACTTGGATTTAGCGACTCTATATCTCGGGGTGTCCCAAAATCAAGGAACTTGCTATTAGGTGCCGAAGATATAAATTTCATAGCCTCCTCTTCAGAGTCAAATACCCCCTCAAAGCCGGTATCTTTCCGAGCATCAAATACAAGAAATGGATGATCCGGTCTTAGCTCTGCACGAGACTTAAATACAGGGTCTTTAAGAGGGATTTGACGTCCCCCAAGCGTTGCCTTAGTAACCTTTTCTACTTTCTTGCCTTTCCCCCCTTTTATTATCTTAGGCTTAAACCCACCTTTGCTCTTACCTCGGGTAATAGCTCCAAGTCCAGCAGCTGATAGAATTTCCCCTAAAGATAGGTTAGGATTAACTTCTCGTTGCCGAGCCCCCTCTAAGGCAATTCCTAGTCCAGAGCCTTCAAGAAGAAAGTTTCCAATGTCCCTCCCTCCCTGAATAATTTGCTGTCTTTGCTCAGGGGAAAGAGGTCGCGTCCCCTTAACAGCACCGAATATATCATCCAAGGTTATATCAGCCATCTTATTCTCCTGTTATTTAG